TTTGAACTGGTCATGGATACCGCGCAGCTCGGAAGCGTAGCCGTCAAAATCGTAAAACGCTTTGCGCAGATATTCTTCCAGCCCGTCGAGCTTTCCCGAGCCGATGTGCCCATAAAGGATAGCATTTAACTCGTCATACAGTTTGAGCCTGTCCGCTGCGTTCAGGTTTTCAAGTTTCTGCGCATCAATCGTCCCGTCTACTCCGAGAACGTCGACGTTTCTGTGCTTAGCAGGACTTGCGAGAATAATGTTTGCCTCCAGCGAAGACATATCGAGCATTTCAGGCACTCTCTGCGTAAAGTCAAGATACGGTCTAAATCCCGTTTGCTTCATAATATGCGTAGCTTCGTGAATAGTGACCATGCCTCGTTTCTGCTCGGGGATGTTCTCTTTCAGATAGATTTGCCCACTCACTGAAAATCCGGGCAAAGAGCCTTTTGCTCCTTTCCAAATTTCATCGGAAACAACAAAGCTCGGTATGCCGTATTCCATAGCAGTCTGCTGTTCCTGATAAGCAACCGTCCCCTGCCCCGGAGTTACGGTGTTCCCGTCAGTCCATGCACGTACCGGGGTTTCCCCGAATGACGATGTTACCTCTCGTCGTCCTCTGTCCCGCCCGTGTAAAGCGTCTCCTCGAGAAACTGTTCCAGAAGCTCCTTGTACCGCTTGTTCTCCAGCTCCGTCCTGTCTTCCTTTTTGAACAGCGCTTCCATTTCCGTGCGTTCCTGTTCGGTCATTTCCGGACACCTCCCTGTTATCAAAATTGCTGGCTGTTTTTCTTGGCAGCGCGCGTGAGCTTTCCTGCACAACGGTTTCACTTTCCACCTTGATATGCGCAAGAAGAAACGCCGCCGCATCGCTGATCTCGCTGTCGGCGAAAATGTTCATATCGCCGAGGCTATCACAAACGACCTCTTCCCAAATTTCCTGCGCCGTCATGCCAGTGCCCGAGTAAGCGTCTGCATATGCTGTACAGAGGGAATCGATCTCGCCGCTGGTAAAGGTCTTATCGATGCGCGTGCGTACCTCGTTCAAATCGACTTCGCCCCTTGCGATCATATCATGTCCGGCCTCATGCCGCATGATCTGGTACGACGTAAATTCTGGATGATCCGCACGGATAAATACGCGGTCACCTGAAACGTAGCCGCGCACCTGAAACGTTTTCCCGCTCTTGTCACGGAACGTCAGATTATTTCCGGCAAAGAACGTCACGCGCAGACCGCGCTCTTTGGCGAGGTCCTTCGCCTTGCGCATTTCCGCCGTCTCGTTCTTCACAAGATAGACGCTGTCATTGAATGCGCCTCTGCCGATGCCGAAGCTCGCAGTGCTTACTTTTTCTCCATAATCGAGCGAAGCTGCTTCGCCGTCTGCGAAGCGTCGCCCTTCCGCCCGGCCCTGATCTCGTCCTGTGCTTTCTTCCACGCCTCGTACTTCTCTGCGGGGATTCGCACCGTTATCCCGTTCACTGCCGTCGCGTAAATGTACCGCTTCTCCATGTTCGGCTCCTTCCTGCTGCGCGTATTCTGCGCGCAGCTCGTCCATTGTCACCTCTCCTGTCTCGAGGGCAAGGCGGTTGTCAGTTACATACTTGTCAAAGCCGGTCGCCTGCACCTCTGCGCCTGCGATCTGCTGCTTTGCTGCAATATAATCCGTATTGGGGGAAACCGCCGTTCCATCAACAGCAGTGTACCCATTCGTCAGCATGTCGTCAAGAACGATCTCGAGCGTTTTCGCCGCTTTGACGTTCTCCTGCCCGTTATCGTTGATGATGCGCTGCGCTGCATCAATGATTTGCGTGCGCGTCAGGCCCTCGTTCATCGCCTTGCGCATGGCGGGGGTCTCGAATATCTGATTGTTTCTCTGGTATCCGTTTGCCGTCCGCTGCCGCGCGCCCTTCTGCTGTCCGCGCGAAAGGCTTATATCAGCGATACCGGCGATCTGCTCTGCCGCCGCGCTGTAATAACTGTGCAGCTTTGGGTGGTCGAACTGGAAAGCGTTCACGTTTCTGCCTGATACGTTTTCCTTCGTGCGGCTGTCAATGTGCTCGCCCGTTCCCGCTGCTGCCTTTGCGTCGTTCTGCCCTGCGACATAGCCTGCATAGGCCGTCTCATTCGTCGGGTTCGGGTTCGCCTTTCCCTCCACGCCCGCATTGTAGGCAGGGATAAAGTCCTTCACGTGCTGTGCCGTGTCCTTGCCCTCCTGATACGAGCCGCGAATCGCTTTTCGCCCGCTCTCACCCAGGGAGTTATCAAAGCGCGCGAATCGGTTTGCCGCAGCTTCCACGCCGCCACCAATACCGCCGAGAATGCCGCCAACAAGGAAGTCATTCAGAACCTCCGCCGCTTCCAGCTCGCTGTAACTCCCACCGAGCGTCTTGCCGTTGTAGATCATCTGCAGCGCGGGCTGGACAAGATCCTCGATCACTTCCTCGCCGCCCTCTTCAATGAACGACAGCGCGATCTTGCCCGCCGCGCTGTTATTGAGCCCCGACATCGTGCGCTCGATGACGCTATCTAAGAAGCCCCTGCCGAACATTTTCTTGAACGGCGCTGCCGCGTTGCCGATCTTCTCGGTTGCCACGCTAAGTGCGCCGCTTGCAAAGCCATAGTTGACCTGCTGCTCGTGCGTTGCGCCCTGTCTGCGTGCTTCCTGCGCGCTTCCGCCCGTACTGCGGACAAACATCGCAGGGAGTGCACTGCCACCCGTCAGAAGCCCGAGAGCCGCGTCCATGCCCATCTGCGCGCCCGCCACGCCAACGTCGACTGCAAGCCGCCCCGCGCCGCCAAGATCGCGCTTTGCCTTGCTGATGTCCTTTGCGCCGCTGTCGGCGAGTCGGTCGGCGGCCTTGTAGATGTTGCCCGCCGTGCGCTCCACCTCGCCGCCCTCGCCGTAAGCTTTTAGGTATGCGGCTTTCCGCGCTTCCAGTGCCGCAATGACATTTCGAGCAGTGTCGCGCTCGCTTTCGGTGCTGCTGGGGTCTGCAAGCACGTCCCGCTGTGCCTTGATATCCTGATCCCACAGGGCAATTTCGGTGTTTGCTTCCTCGCGTCGCTGCAATCCGCTGCCGGTCTGCGCCATACCGGTAAGGTTGACGAGCCCCGCGCCATAGGTTTTCGCCGCGCCCTTGACGGTGTTGCCGACGCGCTGCGCGACCGTGGGGGCTTTTACCTCCTGCACGTGCTGTTCGAACGCTTCTTTGCTCTGGTAGTTCTTCGCGTCCTTCTTCTGTAAGGCCCCCTGCGCAAGATTCTGCGCAAGCGCGCTTTGATTTTTTGGCGTCACGACATTCTGCCGCGTGCGGAACATGGGGCTGCTCGACTTTGCGGGAATCGTTGCCGCCTTGCTCGGTTGCACTGTCGGCTTCTTCTGCACCACATTGCCCGTAGGGGATGTGCGCTTCACATCCCCCGTTCTCACAAGCCTGCCGTGCGTGCCGGTTCCAACAACCGTCGTCTGGCCCTTGCTCGCTTCCACTTCCGGATTCGCTTTTACTAATCGTCCCATTTAGCCCTCCTCGTAGGAATAGCCGTACTGCGTCAGCAGCTTCTGCATTTCTGCCTTCTGATCACTCGTCATCAGCGGCCATGCCTTGTCGAGCGTCGAAAGGATACGCTCGCCTTCACCGTTTTTCAGCGACGTGTTGAATCCGCTCAGTAGAGCAATAAACTGACCCTGCGGCAGTGTCTTGCCGCTGCTGCCGCTTCCGCTGCCGCCGCCCTGCCCCTCGAGCCAGCTCTCATAATCGTCATACAAACTGCTTGAAGAGGAAAAGCCGTACTTCTTATAGTTGTTGGAGATAAAGCTCTTGGGATAGCCGCTTGCCTGCGCCGCTGCGAACAAGCCATCATAATCCGCCTCGCCGCCGCCCGTAGGCGTGGTGATGACGCGGGTATTTCTTCTCGCGGCCTGCTGCGCGGCCTGCTGCAATTTATACTGCCATTCCGCATTATAGCGTGCGTCCTCGATGGCGTCGCGTTCCTTCTGGTAGTCATAGTTCAGCTTGTCCTGCTGCTTCTGATACGCCAGCGCATCCGCCGTCTGCTGGTCGCCCACCTGATCACGCGCGAGCTGATAGAGGTAGTTTCGGTCAGCCATCCAGCGGTTGTAGTTGTTGTCCTCAAGGCCGATGAGCGTATTCAGGTCGGCGCGGTCGCCGCTCAATTTATCCTGATACATGCTATAGGCAAGCTGCTGTAATTCGGGGATCTTGTCCGTCATATGGCTCATCTGGTAGTCGCTCGCCTGTTGGCTCGCTGCCACCGCCGCCGTGGACGGCATCCCCCCCGTCATCACTGCCGCCTTGCCGAGCACATCCTCAGCGCTGCGGTCTGCCTCGCGCGTGTACTGCTTGCGATACTGCTGATAGAGCGGGTCGCTCGCCGCGTCGTAGGAAAACGGCGTGCGATTCAGCAGCGCGTCGAGCTTTGCACTGATCTGTCCGCTCTGGTCGTAGTTGTAGCTGCTGTCGCCCAGCTTATCGAGCCAGCTTGTGTCAGCCTTTGCAGGGCTCGCGCCCGTGCCGAGTTTGATGTACTCGCTGCCGTCCACGCCGCCGGAATAGTCGTACTTCGCGCGGATTTTCTCCGCTGCGTCGTGCGCCGCCTGCTGGCCCGCCTTGTCTCCCTCGGCATAGGCCTTGTTGTAGGCCTCTGTATACTGCCGGATGAGATCAAGGTCGCCCGAATCGTTGATGAGCGTCAGGTCTGTATTCTTGTGTTTGAAATTATCTGCCATTGTCCCCTCACTTTCTGCCGCCCGTCACGTATTCGTACTCGAGCGCATAGAGCCGGTATTCTCCTGTGGCTTTGATTTTTAATCTAAAGTGGTCGCAGCGGCGGATCGGGCAGTTGAGCGTGAAAACGTCCTTCTCCTGTGCCCCGCAGCGGTCGACCTCTTCCCACGCGCCGCCGTCAAACTTGACAAGGAACACGACCGTTGTGCCCTTTTCGCATTCCAGCCGCGCCCGTACGCGCTGCACGTGCTTCGCGTCGAATGAGCCGCCGTCATAGTCGGCAAACTCCGCCTCGCTAATAACAGCCCCCTCGCGTGTTGCGCCGGTCGGGATATCTGCCGGATTTCCAAGCAGCACGCACCCGCCGTCTACTAAGGCCATGATACCGCCCGAATAGGCCATTTGCACCACGGCAAGCGCATCTTCCTTATGCCACACGCCGTTCTCGCTGCTGTAGCAGTACAACGCCGCCTTGCCATCCTCTTTCAGACTCACGTAGTAGTTGAGGCCGTCGCTCCCTCCCACCGCGTCAGAGAGGCGCACATCGTCGCCCAGCGTGCGGGAAATGCAACGCGGCATGCCGCCGCTGTACGCCATGATACCGACCATCGAGAGGTAATAGAGCGTTTCACCCGCCACAGCAAGGCTCTTGTGGCTGCCCTTCATCACACCGAGCACCGCGCTTGACATGAGTTGGAAGTTTGTCGGAACCGTGCCGTACATCTTGAATATTTTGTCTTCTTTGAAAAAGCACGGGTAGCCAAGATAGCTCACGCACGCCGTGAACGCTCCTGCCGTGCCGCTCTCCACGCTGAACGCATCCGTGGAGAGCCCGTCAAACACGTTCCAGTTGTACGGGTCGCCGAGCTTTGAAGCAAAGATGCTGTCGCCCTTGCATCCCCACACGCGGTTCTCGTTCGTGCAGACAAAATCCATGTCGGGCACGCTGCGATTGAGCGTGACTGTTCCAGGCTCCGTGATGCTTTCCTGCCCGTCGGGCAGGCGGAAGGTGTTTTCATAAAAGCGCAGCGTCTTTTTGTCCTCGCTGATCTCCCGGATGATGGGTGTGCGGTTGTTGTAGGTCTCCTTTGTGCAGCCCGAGATCGTCACGGCGTCGCCCACGTTGAACGGGAACGCCGCGCCGGTCGTCGTGATGCTGTTTGCCGCCGCCTTTTCGTCAGCATACGTGCCATTCCCGAATTTCAGCCCCGCCGCGGCGTAGCTCGCCTCCATCGGCTTGATCGTGCCGTCCTTTTCACACACGATCTTGTCGGGGAAGATGAGCACGCGCTCGCCCAGTGCACAGAAAGTCTTTTCGCTGTCTGCGACCGTCAACTTCTCCTCGCCGTTGACGTAGAGCTTCGTTCCGTATACCTCGTAGAGCTTTCCTGCACTGAAAATGCCGTTTGCAGTCCCCATATCCTTGCGGACGGTATAGCGCCTCGCACGGGGGGAAAGAAGCGGGAAGTATCGCGCCGACAGGTTCTTCATGTCGTAGAGCTCGCCGCCCGCCGCACCGAACGTGTGGTTGATGCCTCCGAATTTCTCTTGCTGCACGCGCCGGTTCGTATATGCCGTGATCTCAGGCAGTCTCATCCGGGCCCTCGCTTTCTTTCTTCTCTGGCGCTTCCGTGCCGTCGCAGATCATTGCGATATTGCGAAGCGACTGCCGCACCGCCGCCACCACGTCCACCGCGTCGCCGTTGACGTTCAAAATGCCGATCAGGCGCATCGCGTGCGCCGCTTCCTGCTTGATCTTTTCATTCATGCTCTTTACCTCCAATCGGGTTGCGAATAGCTCCCGTAATTGTTGACCGGTCGAACCGATAGCCAATTTGTGTTGGAATACGTCCCGATGTTGACGATCGCGCGGTATCTCTTCCAGTTCGGATAGGCATACGTCCCGACATTGATAACCGCCTTCGCGCTGCTTCCGCCGCCGCCACCGCCGCCGCTGTACGTTGTGGCGGTACCCTCGTCGGAGTAATCCGATACGATCCAGTCACCGCCCCAATAATAGAGGTTGCACACCCACTCGTATGTCGTCCCCGGCGATAGCCCCGTGATCGTGCCGACGAATGTGCTCTCCCCGCCGCCGACTGCCGTGGAATTGAACTCAAATGTTCCGACGCCGGTGATGCGCACGTCGATGAGCCGCTTAAAGGTGTAATCATCCGAGCCGCCCGTAAACTTGGCGTACACGCTGAGCTGCGTCCCGTCTCCGTCGACCGGTGATAGCGTACAATAAAAGCTCGCCATGCCTTACTCCTCGATGAAAAACACCGTGCCATACGGCGCGTTGCTCGGCGGCGAAGCGCCGAACGTGTAGTTGCCGCTCAGCACCAGATAGCCGCCGCCGAGCGAGACGACAGGGTAGTCGCTGGCATCGTCTTTTCCGATCAATGCAAACGGCCCCAGCTTGGATTCAAGAAAGATATTTCCCGCTGCGTGCATCTTCATGCCGCCATAGGTCGCCGTCAGACCGACGCCGACCTGCCCCGTGCCCGTGTAGGCAAGATCCATGCTGCCGACAGGGGTATCTCCGGCCAGCAGGCTTACGCTCCCGCCGCGCAGCGCGCCCGCCGTCAGAGTGCCGTCGATGTTGACTGCCTTGACGTGCAGATCGACAGTCCCCGTGCTCGCCACCTGCACGCCGTTGTAGTTGAGTTTGAAGATCGTGCCGTTCTCGCCGCTCGTCGCGCCCAGCGTGAAGCCGGTCGCGCTCTGGTCGAAAATGCTCTGTGCCTGCGTCGCGTCGATCTTGGTGCTTACCGTCGCGCGGATGCCGTTCACGTCGGCCTTGATGTTTGTGATCGCGCCGTCGAGGTTCGAAATGCTCGCCTGCAAGCCCTTTGCCGTTGTGTCAAGCTGCGTGATGTCCCCCTCAGCATCGCTAAGTCGAGCATCTAATCCTTTCGCTGTAATGGAAATTTCATTTACGTTCTTGTCCGTATCTTCGATCTTGGCGTAGATCGGCTCGGAAATATTCTTGATAAACTCGCTCAGTGCATTCTGATTGATGTTGCTCCCGTCCAGATTGAAAAGCGTATACCGAAGCTGTTCCAGAAGCACGAAAAGGTAGTCGTAGACCCCGTTGATCTGCTCCTGCGTGTCTTTGCCTTCGCCGTTCGGGAAGGTCGTCTCCACCAGCTGAAATGTCGTCGGCACTTGTCATCACACCTTCCAGTTGCCCCGGCTTTCTTTCCGGTTGGTCCTGCGCCACCATGCCATAGCATCGGCCACCGCCTCGTTGGCAATGGCGTGGTCGTTGGCATAGAGCGCGCTGTCCTGATTGTAAGCGTCGAGCTGCGCTGCCAAATACAGGTGGTAACACTCGTTGTGGCCGTCCGCCAGCAGCAATTCCATGTCTTCGACACTCGCGGTGTCATCCTCCACGCTCACCTTGAGGGTGGGGGCTTCCACCCCCATCATTTCGGCAATTCGGTGCTCAAGCCCCATGAGGATTTCCGCCTTGCGCGGCGTGCTCAATTTGTTAGGCCGCAGCGCATCCGCGTCACGGATAGCTTTCAGCATTTTCATACATTAGACCTCCGTGAAATACTGCCCCGCCAGCTCATGCGGCAAATACTGCAAGACGATCTTGCCGCCCGCGGCCTCGCCGATACGCTCGCACTTGTACGTCTTGCCGTCCTCGCCGTCGAGGTAATACTTGCCGTACTCGTATTCCATGCCGCGCGCTGCGGGGATGGGGTCTGCCTGCGTGCCTGCGTGGTCGACGTTGATGATCGTCCAGAGATTGGGCGTCTTGTCCGGCGTATAGTCGGCTTGCGAGGTATGACCCAGACGGCACTTGTACACCTTGCCGCCGTAGCTCCTGCGGTCGCCCTTAGCGCAAGCCACGGGGTACGCCCATGCCGTGATGAGTTCCGGCACGCTCGCCGCCTCGCCGTCGCTCAGGCTGACCGCTGCCTGCTCGATAATGGGGCGCAGTTTCACCGCGCGGGCATACGTGACCGGCCCACCCGCAAGGGCGGTAACGGTCGCTTTGGCGCTTTCCGTTTCCGTGGGCTTGCCCATCTTAATGGATACCGTGCCGTCGCGGTGGTCGGTGATGTCGCCCGCAAGACTGTACTCGCTGTTGTCGTACTCATTGACGACTTCCTTGGTCTCGCCCGTGGGCTTCCCCTGCTCGTCCAGCACGTCCACCATATCGCGCTGCACGATGCTCCACGGCGTATTGTCGGGCAGCAGTGCCGCCACGGCGTCGTGGGACATGGTGAGGTAGATGGTTTTGGTGTCACGTCCGTCCCACGAGCGGTCAGTACGGTTGCCGTTGACCGTAGCGGGGTATTCCGTGTTGTTGACTTTGATGTGGATACTCATGTGTGCTCCTTTCTATTGCGGCGTGGCGTTCTCTTGCAGCCACGCCAGAAGATCGCCCGAGGGGGCTTCGTCGAAAGTAATGGTGCGGTATACCTCCCCCCGCCAGCCGTTTCGGTAGGCGAGTTCCCTGGTCTCGGTAATCTTTCTATAGTAGATTAAAGTTCTTACACCGTAAGTGTCGTCGTAGCGCAGGACGATGAAGATCACGTCGTACTTGTCCTCCGCTTTCAGCTCCGCCGTGACCGGAATGCGGCTGACCGACATGCGGGGCGAAAACTTATCCTTGATCCGAAGGCCGTTTTTTGGGATGCTCTCGCCCCATGCTCCCCGCGCCAGCAGCGTGACGTCCTTTCCCGCGCGGAAGAAATTCCGCGCCAGATTGCAGCCGAGCACGCCCGCGCCGAATACTAAAATTTTCATAGCCAAGTCTCCTCTTATCCTAAAAATACCTGTTTCCTTCGTTCTGCCTCGTCTCGCTATGCTCTCGTTCCGATTTTCTTTCGTTTTACGTCAGTTAGCCATCTCTAACTGACACATAGTAACTGACAGTGCAAAAGTCAAGATGTCTTTTTACCGCTCTCCGGTGCTTCCTTGCCCCTTTTTCATTTTCTCCTTCACTCGATCAACAAAACCCCGCTTCAAAAGGGGCTGCGCATTGTTCATCTGTACTGGCCTGTTTTTGTCACTTTGCCAGATTTGTTCAAAAAATATCTGCTTTTGCAAATTTAATCTTGCTTCTTCCGGATATTTTCATATAATGTTGACGATTGAACAGGAGGTACCACCATGTATGTTACCTACAGCAACCTTTTTAAGCTCCTCATCGACAAGGGCTTAAATAAAACGGAATTTGCGCGCGAGGTCGGCATCAGCTCCAACACGCTCGCCAAGCTCTCGAAAAATGAGCTCGTCTCGCTCGAGGTGCTTGTGCGCATCTGCCGCCAGCTCGACTGTTCGCTCGGCGACGTGGTGCAGCTCGCCCCGCCCGAGCCGCCGATCAAAAGCGGCCTTGAGCGCATGAAGAAGCGAAGACCCACCCACGAGAAAGGAGGCAATGCGTACCGCCATGAGTAACGAAACCAAGAAGACCGGCTCCAGCTTTATGGAAAAGCTGTCGACGGTCATCGTCGACAAGCGAAATCTCATCTTTCTGCTCACGATCATTCTGCTCGTATTCTCCGCCTTTTCCCGCAACTGGGTCGAGGTCGAGAGCGACCTGACGTACTACCTGCCGTCTGATTCCGAGACGAAGCAGGCACTCGACATCATGGACGAGCAGTTCACGACCTATGGCACGGCCGAGGTCATGGTGGCCAACATCACACCAGAGCAGGCCGCCGCGCTCGAGCCCAAGATCAAGGAGATCAAGGGCGTGCAGAGCGTGGACTACGACGAGACCACCGCACATTATAATAACCTCTCCGCCCTCTATTCCATCACCTTTGCCTACAGTGAGGATGACGAGGCCTGTCTCGACTCGCTCGAAGCCGTGAAGGAATACCTCTCCGACTACGATCTGTATGTCGACACGGACCTTGGCAACACGCAGCAGGAGACCATCGACCACGAGATCAGCGTCATCATGGTGTATGTCGCCATCGTCATCGTGCTCGTGCTGCTCTTCACGTCCGAGACCTACGGCGAGGTGCCGGTGCTCATTCTGACGTTCGTGGTCGCGCTCGTACTGAATCAGGGCACGAACTTCCTGATGGGCAAAATCTCGTTCATTTCAAACTCGGTCACAAGCATCTTGCAGTTGGCGCTGTCCATCGACTACGCCATCATCTTCTGCAACCGATTTAAAGAGGAGCACCGGCTGCTGCCGCTGCGTGAGGCCGTCATCGTCTCGCTGAGCAAGTCGATCCCCGAGATCGGTGCGAGCAGCCTCACGACCATCGGCGGCCTTGTCGCGATGCTCTTCATGCGGTTCAAGCTCGGTCCCGATATGGCGCTTTGCCTCATCAAGTCGATTTTGTTCGCGCTGCTCGCGGCGTTCATCGTGATGCCAGGTCTTCTGATGCTCTTCGGCCCGCTGATCGACCGCACGCAGCACCGCAGCTTCGTGCCGAAGATCCCGTTCGTCGGCAAGCTCGACTATGCCACGCGCTACATCATCCCCATCGTCTTCGTGGTGCTGGCCGTCATCGGCTACCGCCTGTCGTCCGACTGCCCCTACGCCTACGGCTATGGCCTCATCTCCGCCCCCAAGCAGAATGAGACGCAGTTTGCCCAGCAGATGATCGAGGATAACTTCACCTCGAAGAACATGCTGGCGCTCATCGTCCCCACGGGCGACTACGACAAGGAGTCCGCCATCTTAGACGAGCTCGGCCAGTACGACGAGGTCGACTCCACGATGGGTCTTACCAACATTGAGGCGCTCGACGGCTACATGCTGGCCGACAAGCTGACGCCGCGCCAGTTCGCCGAGCTCGCGGGTCTCGATTACGAGGCCGCGCAGGTCGTCTACGCCGCCTACGCCGCGCAGCATTCAGAATATGGCAAGC